CAAAAGTATATGGTGTAGATAATACTCAAATAGTAAGAGAAAGACTTATGGATTTACTTACAGATAGAGTAAGAGACCATTATGATAAATTTGTTTCACCTGTTCTATTTGAAGAATTAAAGAATCTTGAATTAAAGAAAACTGGTAAGATAGACCACTCTGCTAATAGTCACGATGATGGTTTGTTCTCATTTTTATATGCTATATATCCATTATATTATGGAAAGAATGTAAGAGAGAACTGGCATATTTCTATTCCTACATTAAAAACTGCTGATGATGAAGCAGAAGAAATATTCCAAGATTATAGTGCTACTGAAGCAATACCTATAGTTAGAGATATAGAAAATCTTGAAAACGATGATATGATTCAAGAGCAGTTGTCTAAGCTAGATAGAACAAAGTTATATCAACAATTCCTTTCTGAACAACAGTATGAAAATGATATGGCTATGGCAAGAATCCTAGCAACTAAAACAGGTAGAGATGCTTATGCTGATAAGTTCAATATTCCAAGAAATCAACTTGACGATAATGATAATGGATTTGATATGCTAACTGCTATTGACAATTTCTATAGTGAAGATAATTAACAAAAATACAGAGGTGGGATTTTTATATCCCACCTCCATTTTATTACTTAATATAGTCACTCAAATCAGATAAGAAGTTATAGAAATCCTTGATTCCTCTATCTAGTTCTTTCTTATATTCATCACAATCTTTCGAGAGTGTCTTCATTTCTTCCCCAACATTGATTCCTGTATCTAGTTTTTTCTTATATTCATCGCAACCTTTAGCGATTGCTTTCATCCCTTCCCCAAACTGAACTGACATCTTTTTGATGTCCTTAATAACTTCCGCCTCAGTATTTTTATCCTTAAAAGTAGGAGTTTTTTCAGTTGCTTTATTGTTTTCTGGTTTAATCTTGTCTTTTATCTTATTATCATTAATCTCTTTAGAGTCACACTCATGTAGACATTTCTTTTTACAATCTGGACTGCAAGATTCTTTATTTAGATATCTAAGACTTTCAGTTATAGAATCAACCTTATCATTTACTTTGTTAATCTTATCAACCTTTTCGATAGGAGTCTTCTTAGTACTATTAATTATAGAACCAAAGAAAGAAGGACCAATTTTGATATTATCTGTACAAAGAAAACAATTTACACAGTCACCATCGCACTTAGCAGTGGTTACCTTAGCTTCTTCTCTTACTTTTACTATGATCCATTCTTCGGAAAACAGTTCAATCATTGTTTCTTTCCATGGAACGTTACCATATCTAGATTGTACATAAAGATATGGAGCTGTCATCTTAGAATTATCTGTAGGAGTCTGAACTCTAATTACAACTTCTTCAGACCATTCAGGAAGTCTAATTCCATAATCTTCTGGATATTCCTTAATAAAGTCAAATGCATATCCGAATGTCACATTTTTCTTAATAACTTTATACATATAATCATTCTCCTTCTCTAATAAAATTAGTAATCTTTACATTATCAAATTTTTTATAAGCATCAATATAAAGCTCATTTAAATCACCATTGTATGTACACTCATAATACATTCCATCAGGAAGCGTAGTACTGATTAAGGCTTTCCAATTCTGAAGTGTCTTACAAGTCCATACTGTATATACATCAGAAATTGAAAATTTTACTTCATCTGTTACATCAAGATGTTTTAATACATACTCATAAACAGCTTGTCTCATTTTTTCAAACATAATTGTTTTCCTCTTCTCTTAATTAAATGTAGCAATATCGTTATGCCCAATTTCTTCAAAACCAGAAGTACTGAGCTCTTCAATTGTTCTAATATCACATACGTTTATTGTACGAATCTTAGATTCTCCATCCTCAGAACAATCAACAGAAATAGTATCAACAACAAATGGTTTAGTTTCTTTTGTCACATAAGATAATACTTCTTTTGTTTGACTCATTGTAAAAGATACAATACGACCATTTAGTGTATGAATACCACATTCATTATCGGCAACGGTAATCTTATACACATCATCGGTATCAACTTCAATTACTTTATGAGCAATTCTATTCTTTTCTTGATAACTCAATTCAAGAACTAATCTAATCACAGCCTTAGCTTCACATTTCAAAAAATTAATCATAGGAATTATAACCTCCTTTATTATATTTATTGAAATGTTATACAAGGAGATATTTAATCCCCTTGTATACATTCATAACATCATCTATCATCATTTAATCTTGCTAAGGTTAATTCAATAAGATTATTAGTTGGAGTAACGATATTATCTAATACGTCTTGCTCCATATCTAACCAAACTTTCTTACGTTTTAAAAATGGAGTATCATTTATCTTGCCAATTATCTGACCACAGATTATTGCTTCTCTCAATCCCCAGTAGCCATCACAAGCTCTTTCATTACACCACTTTTTAAATTCTCTATATGTCATTATCTCGCCTTCTTATTTCTCTTTCTAAGTTTCTTACTATTTCTAGCTTCAAGAGGAATCATATACTCAGAAATTTTATCAAGAATATATACAATCTTATCAGAAACAATATCATTTACTTCACTATTGTTATTAGTGAAAGCAACTGTATATACAGCATTAGAAGCATAATATGCATAAATGTGCTCTGTAAGAGTATCAGCTTCAATAGCACTTAATACTGTATTAGCTACAAGAACAATAAGTGTATTAATATAAGCTTCAGAATACAATCTATACTCATTGAATTTATTAAGTCCAATAGAATAGAACTTTAACTTTCTAGGAGAAGGCTCAACAGTAGCAACCTTTTTATCATACTCATCTTCAAACTTCTTAAAACTATCACGAGCAGTCTTATAAGCTTTATTGATATTAGAAGGGGTTGCTTCAATACTATTAATTACTCTAGTAAGATTAATAGCTTCTTTAAATGAGCTAGAAACTTCTCTTAACTGAGTAGCTTTATCAGGGTCTTCTTCCTGAATCTCATCAGCCTTTTCTTCAAGCTTATCAGTAAACTTATGATAAACTTCATCAGAGTATTCATCCATCATTGTACCAGCAATATTATTCATAGGAGCAAGGGTTTCCTTTAATTCTTCATTAAAGTCCTTAATCTCTTTATCAAGATAAGTATTGTTTACAAGGTCATTAATGAATGACTTAGCAAAAAAGTTAATTGTAGCTTTATCAGCACCACAAGATGCTGCCTCGGTAGAGATTACAGTCTTGATTGAATTTGGAAGTGCTTCAAATACATTAAACTTTTCACCAGACTTATATCTGTTCATAACTTCAATAAGCTGTGCTGCTTCTTCGTATGTTACGCTGTCATACTTATCCATAAGTGTAGATGTAAGAATGTTTTCATCTACAGTTAATGATGTTGCAGGAACATCGTTGAATTCCTCAAGAGTCATCTCATGTTCTTCTTCTACAGCTTCTTCCTGAGTATCTTCTGTTTCTTTATCAAGAGATTCCTTTAAACCATCAGCAGAAGTTACATAGTTTACAGTATCAATTAATTCTTGAGTAACATCGCTTAGTGTTTCACTAGTTGTATATGTGTTTCCTTCAAGAACAGTATTAGATACAAAACTTGGGAAAGACAACATTGAACTCATTTCTTCTTTAGATAATTCAACAGTGTCTTCACCCTCTCCAATAGTGATATTTTCAATAACAACATCATCTGTTGCAGCAGTGTCATATGTCTGAAAAGAACTTGTGTCCTCAGACACTACCTCCTTTTCACTATCAGAAACTACTTCTGTTGCATTGTTTTCTGGTTCACTTGTTTCAAGACCTCTCATGATTTCTTCTTCGATCGATTTCATTACATCGTCCTCCTGATTATCATTTAGTTTATTAATATATTTATCATATATTCCTTTGGCTTTTAAAGCATTAACCTCTTCTTGAGAAAGTGGTATATCGCTATTGATGATACTATTCATAATATCTTCTTCAATAATATCGGCGTCTTTCTCAAAATAGATTTTTTCTTGTGCATTTGGATTGTTGATTATATTATCCATAATCATTACATCTGGGTTATTTTCTCTGGCTGAACATAATTTCCCTATAAGGGCATCTATATCATCATCAGACAACCCTTTTACGAATTCCTCATCACTCATCTTCTAATTCATTCTCCTTTTCTTCATCATATTCTTCTGATGATGCAACTTCTGGAGTAGAATTCTCAGAATCTGATATAATAAGATTTTGAATAGCTACTCGTATTTCAGTAAGAATAGATGGAATATTTATAACTTTACAAATCTCATCTTTAAACAGATTACCCATAGGAGCAATATTAGAATAAATAAAATCACATGTCTCTCTAGGATAATTGAATGTCAAGAATGTATAGAAGTCAATATCAAAACCAGAGATATAATAAATTACTTCTCTGATTCTAGCAATAATGACATCTACATTTTTAGAATTGTCAAACACTTTTCTTATATAATTAGTAGTACTATCTTTACTCTTCTTATACTTGTCAAGACCCATGTTATTATATATCTCGTTCTTATACATATAGATATAACGAGCAAAGAAATTAATTATGTTTCTGGAAAAACCAGAAACAAAGATGTCATACATATTATATGCTAAGACATAACAGTCTGGGTTATCACCAATATACTGAAGATTAAATGAGTTACATATTTTATTAATTATAGTAAGATAAGTCTCTTGTCTAATAGACATTATGTTTTCTCCATCATTTGGAAAATTATTTAACATACCCTTGAAGTTAAGTTCATATGAGTTAATAATATTTGGATTTGAAATGGTCGAGTTAAATGCAAAACGATTTCTTATATTAGAATCAATAACGTCCATAACGTATTGGGTATTAAACTTAGATAAGATTTCAGCAATCTCACCTTCTGCCACCATATTATATACGTTACTATTTCTATACAAATCAATAGGCATAAAACGTACCTCCTTTTCTTATGCTTATATTTTAATAAATTGTTGTAGGTATTGTTGAAACGAAAAAATAAAGGGCACGATAAAGTGCCCAGTATTCTCTTGATTAATCAATTACATCGGATACAAAATCTAAGTATCCATCTGAAGTAACTGATATATCAAATCCATAAAATTCTGGAATTTTGCTTGGAAAATATGATAAGAGTATATTTACAAAGTTCATCAAATCCTTACCATATTTTGATCTTCTATAAATATCAGAAAGATTCTTATACTTATCAAAATCAAGTAATGAATTTATCGTAAGTACATGATCTTTTATATATCTATGTATTTCTTTTTTAACAAGGTCTTTTTCCTCATCATCATAGATACTTCTTACAAGGAAAATACTATTTGCTTCTGCGACTTTATGGAATCCTAACATTGACGATATATCAATCCAGTCATTAGGTACATTTGTTTTAATACATCTAGCAACTGGAATGTTATACAGTTTTAAGCATTCATTAGGATATTGATATTCAAATCCCTTGATTAATGATATTTGGAATGGATTGATTGTTGTAGTAGACATTACTTTTGTCTTAAACTTTTCCATCATATTATTCCATACATTATTCTTACTTTCATAATTGATATAATCAAATATTAAGAATACATCCAAAATTTCACTAACAGTAATGCAGTTATCTTCTTCTGTTATCTTTTTGAATGATTTGACTATATTATATACATCCCAGCTTAATTTGTTTTCCCTTACAAATTTTTCTAAGATGCTAATACTGTTATTGTAATCATCGATTTCATTCTGTTCAATCAGAATCATATGATTACCTTTATCAATTCTCTTTGATTTGTTTTCCCTATTTTCAATCTTACCGTTTTTGATATTCATTTACATACACTCCTTAAAATTATGTAAAACAGGGTGGATTTCATTCCACCCTGCCATCGAGTTTTACTTACGTCTTGAAACCTTGTGCTTATTATATCTATCGATATTATCAATAAGTACAAACTGGAACGCAATCTTGTTTGCTATATCATCAAGATTGAAAGTTTTCTTAATAGCAGCATACTCTACATCAGGAATAGTGATATTGAAAATGATATCTTTCTTATTGTCATTCTCGTCAGTCATATTGACATTGTAATTCGAATAACAATTGTTAATACCCTTATTGATTCCAATAATTGTCTTTAACATGCAATCTTTAAAGGTAACGATATTCTCTTCGATAAACGAAGCCCAATCTTCAGGTACAGTTACTTTTACCTGATGAATGGTAAATCCCTTATCAGTGAAGAAGTATGCAAGCTTATACTTGATTTCTTCATCATAACGGAAATTCTCAAAGTACTCTCTTTTCTTAAGAGATATCTTAAGACCTATCTTATCTCTTGATGAGAAAAGAGACTGATTGATTCTTGCAGGGTATTCACTAAAAGGAACCCTGTCAGTAAGAATATCAATAACATCAGTAACAAAGCTGACATTTCTATTCTTACGATGTTTTTCAATTACCTGCATTATTCTTGCAGATAACTTGACATCGACATTGTATGCTGTTTTGTATCTTGGACTGATATTCAATTCCGATTCATCAGGAATATCAAGAACAGTCAAAAGACTTGTAACAAGTCTTGACGATGTGACATCAAACTCTTGTGCTACAGTTTTGATGATTTCATCATCGTCATCATTCACAGTAAATGATGGGTGCGTAAACTCTGGAATTACAACACTGTTATTCATCATTATATTGAATTTTTCAATAGCCTGCTGAATATCATTTATGTTATATCCAGTTTCAGAAACTTCTATAGGACTTGAATGCAGCTGAAAATAGCTGTCATTCAGCATGTACATAACAATACGTCTGTACACCTCCGTCACAGAGGTTTTAAGATTTGTAGCATATGTTTTTACTTTGTTGTGACGAGTCGTAGGAACATAAGCCTTAACGATATTAGACAATGCTACGTTGTCTGGTACGTTTATCGTATCCTGGATTACTTCTTTGTTAGTCATATTATGACCACTCCTTTATTTTTAATAATATAAACAGGATGGAATTAACCATCCTGTTTATTCATATTTATAATATATAGATTACATATGTTTTACTCTATCTCTTTCTTCAGCACGTTTTGCCGAATTCCATCTGTCTAATGTACCTACAAGATACACTTGTTAAAGTGGACTATTCCTTACTCAGTAGAGTCAATGTGTCTAGTCTCTGCATTCAGAATAATAAATATTAAAATCAAATATACGAGAACGTCTCTTTTTCATCTTACTTCTGACATGGTCTTTTTCTTTAGAATAATATTCTGCTATATAATTAGATGCTTCACTAATAGATTTGAAACATAATTTTTCTTTAGTGATTGAGTTTACTATTGTTACTGGTTTAGATATACATATTTTATTATAGGTTATATATCTTAGATTAGAATAATGATTATTTCTAGAATTTCTATCTATATGATCTATTTCATATCCTTCTGGTATGTCTCCTAACCAACATTCAGCAACAACTTTATGTATCATTACTCTAGTAACAACACCTTTTAAATTTATAAAAGCGTCATAATATCCAGATTCATCTAAGAATATCTTTATATTCTTCTTAGACTTCACATTTCTTAAAATAGTGCCGTTCTCATTTATTTCATATAAAAAGTATAATGATTTTATTTTTCTGAACTCAAGGTTTGAATTGTTATTATTCATCTCTTGATACCTCCATAGTAATTATTTGATTTCTGACCCTTAATAGAGTCTAGCTATGGAAACCCTATTTTATATACAATAGGTTTACATTAGTTTTAGGGCTTACTTTATAGGTACTCTAGTTAACCCGTTATACGTCTGATACGTTCAAATGGCTTATCTTCAGTTTCCTTTCTATGACAGTAAGGACACTCATCATTAATTACACCAGTGTAACCACATACTGGATCTCTATCTACTGGGTGATTAATAGAACCATATCCAATATTATTATCATGCATACATTTAACAATAGCTTCAATAGACTGTACGTTTCTACTTGTATCACCATCAAGTTCTACATAGCAGATATGACCACCATTACATAAATCATGGAAAGGTGCTTCAAGACGAATCTTATCGGCAGCAGAGATATTAAAGTATACAGGAATATGATTAGAGTTTGTGAAATATTCTCTATCTGTTACACCTTTAATTTCACCATATTTAGCTTTACACTGTCTTAATGCTTTTCCCGCATATGATTCAGCAGGAGTAGCTAAAAGACCAAAATTAAGTCCAGTATCTTCAGAAGCTTTATCACAATATTCTCTCATAAGTTTGACAATACTATAACCTTTATTCCAATACTCTTCACCTTCACCATGATGATGACCATAAAGAGCAACAAGAGTTTCTGCAAGACCAACAAAACCAATAGAAAGAGAACCATGTTTAATTACTTCACGAATCTCATCTTCTGGACCAAGCTTATCAGAACCAATCCAAACACCTTCACCCATAAGAAATGGCATATTCTTTACTTTACGTCTAGCTTGAATTTCAAATCTTTCAAGAAGCTGTTTTTTAGAAATGTCCATATACTTATAAAGAAGCTCAAAGAATTTATCTTCATCACCATTTGCTTCAAGTGCA